ATATGAAAGCATATAATTCAAAGCGTTCCTAACACCTTTCATACTTTGCTTTCTTATACCAGCGGACGTTAGATAATCTTGTTAATATCCATATTCTACCTATTATCCAGCAAATGATGGTGTGAAAGCATATCCGCCAGGAATCTTATCAATTACATGATACATATACTTAAAAGTCACTTCAAACTGAGCAACGTCTGTAGAATCATAAGCTAATTCCATAGCAGCGACTGATGATGGCCATGCCTGTACTATCTTGTATTTAAGTACGGGCTCCCCATCTCTTCCTAATAGTTCAACCTGTTGGTCAACCATATAAGTTGAAGGTGAAGCATGAACATTACTTGTCGGATCATGTATTAATCTCATCCAGGCCAAATACCACTTATGAATGTCTGCCTCAGCATCACAGTTAAAGGTTACGGTCCAGTCCTCAAATGTATACTTACCTGCCAATTTGTAATCATATCCCTGCCATGGAACTAAAACTTCTTCAAGAGTAGTAGCAGGCAGAGAAGTTGACCTTACTAGGTATACGGCTCTATTAGTATCAGCAGCTACTCCTATAGGAAAAGAAGGCTTTACATAAAAGAGGTAACCTCTTGCACCATCTCTAAAATTAGCCCTAAAACTTTCTAAATCGAATCCCATATTATATTATCCTCCCTTAAAATTATGCCGCTCCCGCTTGAATTTCTGCGAATGATGCTCCAGTCTTTGTAGCTATGAAATTCAATACGATGAACTCAGCTGCTCTAGTAGGTTTGATGTAAATATCACACCATAGTTCATTTCTATCAATTCTTTCCGGTGTGTTATTTGTTGTATCACAAACTACTAGAAACTCATAGATTCCCCTTCTTGATTGGACATCTCTGAGAAATGGGTCAATCATATTAACAAGCTGTAATCTTGATACAGCATCGTTAGGTTCAAATAGGAAGTACCTTGTAGCCGTAGCTATAGCCTTCTCCAAGATAAGGAACAGTCTTCTTACGTTAATTCTGTCAAATGCGGAAGCCTTATCGAGCTGAGTCTTCTGTCCAAAAACGACTTTTCCCTGTCCTGAAAAACTTACCAATGGATTGATACCCGCTTTATACATTAAGTTTCTTTCACCTTCAGTAGGGTTCCATGCTAGTTTTCTAACATTTGAAAGTATGCCTCTATTTAGTCCCGCTGGAGCGAACCAAGCATCTGAAACACTATCAGTATTGGCAAATATACCAGCTATATGACCAGAAGCAGGTATCCAACGGTACTTAGCATTCCACTTGTCGTAAACATTGAGCCAGTTTCCATAAAGAGCTGCATAACTGTTGTTTAAGTTTAATGTACTAAGTCTATATTCTCTTAAATCGGTAGCTTCACTTCCAGAATTATTTACAACATGTGTTTTAAGACAATCTAGAACAGCCATGCAATCTTTTCTGGTATCTTTGCTGATAGCCGCTATATAAGCCTTTATTGTGGATGATTTTCCAGAATCAATAAAGATATTGGCATCTATCTCCTCAGCATTCTGGTAAAGGTCAAAGTCAAGCATTATATCAGCATCTGTAACCGAATCAGTATTACTATCAACTCCTCCACCAAATTGTTGCCATTCATCTGTTGATATAGTTATTGCTGTGTTCTTTTGTGCTGTTGATATAGCGATCCTAATATATCTAGACTGTTCGTTTACCAGGTTCTCAGCAAATCTGCTTCCTCCCTCATCATCTAACGATATCTCATCTGTAGAACAGTTCCAATATTCAACAGTGTTCCAGTTGTTCTCATCGGATGTACTCTTGCCCTGTTCACAATATTGGACAACGATAAGGAAACTGTGGTCGTCAGGTAGCTTACTATCCACAGCAGCAATACCTGCATATGTATCCCATGATGAATTTCCTCCTGATGCTATCACGTTATATGTTGAGTAGTCAACAACTCCTAGTCTTATATTGTTTCCCCATACTCCTCTTGAATCAGCGATAAACCATAAGATATCTGGGGCTGTAACTGTTACCTCTTCAGCAAATTCGTCCGGGTCTTCACTATCAAAATCTGATAAAATATAAGCTGTGGCTGATGTATATGCTGTGAATGTCTGTTCTGCTCCCGATTCTGCCATTGTTCCAGCAAAGGTAGCAGAGGTTGGCATTGTTCGTGTACAATACAACATATTACCATATTTTAGGTATCCCACTGCTGACAAGATATCCTCATAACATGCAACTGTGTCTGTAGGCTTTCCAAAATATGTGATAAGGTCATCAATATTTGTGATTAATGTTTTTTTTCTTTCAGGTCCCTTATATGTATTCCTTAAAACGGTAACAGCAATTGATGTAGCAACCGCTGGTATTGTTGTAGACAGGTCAATTTCTCTAACATCAACTAAGGGGCTTAGATAAAATGCCATTGATTAAATCCTCCATAAATTATTTCCATTTGTCATAGCTATTTATATCATATCTATTTATGCCAAAACATTTTTAGTCAACAACCTCATATCTATCATATACAAGTGTGCATGTTGCCTCCAAGTCAACTTCTCCTTCTCTTTGAGACATCATAACATCATCTAATGATTGTGGCCATACATTTTTAAAAGCTATATCAAATACTCTTCTTTGAAAATTGTCTAATATTTTTAGGGAGCAATCCACAACATAAGTTTCTGGGTCTGCTAATTTCTCCATTCTCCCTGCAATATTAAGATTATTGTTAATCCACATCATCCAGTCAAATATTACCCGCCAGTTCTTAAAATCGGCATCAACTGTAAATGTGAACGTCCATGGTTGAAATTCCACAGGAGCCGACGCAATCTGTAATTTCCACGCCTGCCATCTTAGATCCTCTTGGTTAAAATTGACACCAGGAACAGCACAACCATAGAGATTTAGAATCAGTTCATCTTGAGCTGATAAAGATGTTTCAGACGGCAACTTCGGTATTACTAACTGAAAGTTGGAGCCTGTGGCTTTATTTACATTAATTTCAACTGTCATTATTTATTACCATCAAAATATTCTTACTAAATCATATATAAGCTTTGTTTGTTCCTTGGAGAAATTCCATTTTTTATTAACTTTTTCCTTTGCCCACTTTCTCAAGCTTGTCCCTAATTCCTGGGACATAGCTGCCCAATCTGCAACCATTTCTGCTATATCAATATTACTCATATCTTTTGGACTACTATGTGCCTCGGGATGATGTGGATTAGAGATCACATGAGATTTTACTGCTTTATCCACCTTTTCTTTCATACCAGCAGGATATTCAAACGTTCTACCTTCATCTTTCTCTTTATGCCACCAAGTTAACCAAATATAAGGCTCATATTCTTGTGATGAATACTTTGATTTGTCATGTATCCTTGCTCTGGCTAACAATTCCATTTTATTCAAATCATCCCGCTTCTCGGCTATAGTATGCAGGTTTTTGGAAACTCTTCTTATATGGCCTCTGGTCCTTTCTTTATAAAAATTCACCATCTCGGTGGAAGGTTTAGTATTCTCACAAAGCCATCTGGAAAATTTCATTATTCACCATTTCTTTCGATAATATTATGTGTCATGTCCAAAAATCTCCTGGTCATAAATTATTGTACCTGCTGAAATAGTAATACCCTTCTGGTATATACTCTCAGCATATGTTGCACTCGGCCCTCCCGATATATATATATCATCTGTATCTCTTGCCGCCCATTGTGTTTCATCCGTATAGATATTGTCATAGATTTTTCCAATGAAATCAGTTTCAGAAATGGGCTTAAAAACATATGTTTGGACCAAGAAGGTTGATAACCATTTGATAACACGGTAACCTTCCTCATCCCATTCCTCCTCAACTTCTGGAGAACTATCTTGTAGAACTACCTTGACATCAAATGTTGTATCCAATTCTGGTATCTGTATTCTTATAAAACCATGAGGAGAAAAATATGGCAAAATCTGTTCATATATCTGGTCAATATCACTCATATAAAGAGACCAGAGGTGAAGCGAGAATGAGATGTTGTAAGGTATAGGAGTCAAATATGTGTTGACCACTTTATCACCGAGGTCTGTGGCCACCTTTATATTATTCTTTACCTGCCCCATTCTATCAGGAGCAAACTCCATAGATTGCATAGAGACGGCTAATATTGGAAGAGTTTCATCAAATTTCTTTTTTGAGCCTTTAGTTAACCAATAATAGGCCTTTGACTTTGGTCCGAACTTTAGAGGAACATTTACATACTTTAAAATCGTGCCGGCACTATTATACCTGGCTATATTTATACGAGAAAACATATCCAAAAATTGTATAATGGTCTTTCTTATAGTTTGGTAATAATAAAATCCTCTCATAAACTTCTCTCTATCTTAGCAAGAGCTTTCTTTGCAATAGTTACTTGTCTCTTAGCGTCCTCTTTTTCATTTATACCCTCCATACATCTACAACGGCAATTCCGGCACTTTTAAGCTTCTTCAACGCCCACGGATAATCCTTCTTTACACTTTGAGGGACTACCATTCTTCTTTTAACTGAAGCTTTTACAGCTCCTATGCCAGCAAGGCAGTCTCTATCTTGATTAACATGTATACTACTTCCTGGTTTTTTCAGAACCCTAGTCCATATATCTTGATGAATTCCTCCCTCTGCAGCATTCCACACATAAACCTTTTTGGATCCACCATCAACTATAAATCTAACTTCATAAAGGTCCGCTACCTCATTTTTGTTCGGG